CACAATTTTATCTATTATGAGTTATAGACCAAAAACTACTGCAGGTAGTGGTGATATGCTTAAGTCCGTTTACGATACGAACGACAACGGAGTGGTTGATGTTGCTGCATCTGCTAACGCGGTGGCATGGGAAAATGTTAGCCGTAAACCTGAATTCTTTACACCTAACGCGCACACACACAGCATAGAAGATGTAACGGATTTACAAATAACGTTAGACGGTAAACTGTCAAGCGCATTTCACGCAATAATCACATTACCATCAGATGTAGCAACGGGAGCAAACACAACACCCGTTACGCTGACCGATCTTGTTTTTGACTTTGATGCTAACACGACTTATCTTATCAAAGCAATAGGGCGCGTGAAACCTGCGGCTGCAACAACTGGGTGTGGGTTTCAATTTGACGTAAGTACGGCGGTAACATCAATTAATGTATCATTCTATCATCAGTTAGCAAACACGGGTACATTAAGCGGTGGACATAGTATAGCGGATAACGCATCGGTGGGTGTGTCATCAGGAATGCCCGGTACGTCAACCTATCCCGTAATTTTAGACGGCATGATTGTTACGGGAGCAGACGCAGGAACAGCGCAATTAATGTTCCGATCAGAAACGACAGCCGTAACAACGTGTATGTCAGGATTTACTTTAATCGTTCAAAAATTAGCATAATAACATGGCAACAAGAGAGGAAGTAGTTAAACTCACCATCGAATCAGCGGAGGCTGCAAAATCTGTTAAAGAGGTACGGGAATCGCTGAAGGCTATTCGTGATCAGATGATGGCAGTTGGTGATGACTCAAAGGAATTTCATCAATTAGCGGCGGCTGCGGCTGAATTAAAAGACCGTGTTAACGATGCTAACGAAGCAATGGCTGCGATGCATCCTGACGGGTTTCAATCCGTTACAAACTTCGCATCAAAAGCGGCTGGTGCTATTCAAGGTGTAACAGGTGCGATGGCTTTATTTGGTGGCGAATCAGAGGCGGTTCAGCAAACCATGATGAAGCTACAGGCGGCTATGGCTTTGACGCAAGGCTTGGAAGCGGTTAAAGATTTGGGTAAGGCATGGACGGCTGTTAACGCTATCATTCGTGCGAATCCTGTTGCGGCTATTGTTACGGCTGTTGTCGCGTTAGGTGCAGCTGTTAAAGAAGTAGTGGATTATTTCAACCCGTTAAACACCGAAGCGCGAAGATTACAAGCGATAACCGAAAGGACTACAAAAGAAACAGAACTTCGCGTAGGTTATTTGGATAATGAGATCAAGTTAGCACAAGCACGTGGAGCGACTGAAGAGGAAATTTATAACATGAACAAAGAGCAAGTTCAAGAGAAAATAAAACTTGCGAAACTTTCACTTGCATCTGCTGAGGCTACATTAAAGCAACAGGAAGCGGAAAAAGGTATATTGGACTATATCGGCGAGGCATATATTATGATGCTTAAGTTGACTGGTCAAACTGAAATGGCTAACGTGCAGGAACAAGCACAAGCAGCACGAAGAAAACAAAACCTACAAGAATATGTCGATGCTGTTAACGAAGCCAAATTAAATTTAGACGCTTTAATTACTGAAGAAGAGATTATAGAAATTAATCACACTAACTTCCTCAAAGATCAATACAAAGAACGGGCAAAGGCACAACAAGAGGCTATTGAACAAACGCATGAGGTATTTATGCCTATCATGCAGCAACAAATTGCAGTTCAGCAACAAGCAACAGCCGAATTGCAGGTTGGAACTTTTAATGCGATGGAAGGTGTGGAAGGTCGCGTTAAAACATTCCAAGAGCGTTTATTAGATGTTCAGGCGCGTATTTATCGAGCGGCAGCAAATGCTCAATCAAAGTTTGGTGGCGAGTTGGCTAATAGCACACAACAATTATTTGGAGCGTTAGCAGATGCGTCAAAGAAAAACGCTAAGATGCAAAAGGCATTTGCAGTTGTTCAAGCTACCATTAACACCTACCAAGCAGCTACAAAGGCGTTAGCTACATTACCGCCTCCTGCTTCATACGTGGCAGCGGCAGCGGCTCTCGTTTCTGGTTTTGTTCAGGTTCGTAATATACTGTCTCAAAATGTAGAAAATCCTACATCATCCGCAGGTGGTGGCGGTGGTGGCATGGGATTAGCTACCATTAACAGCGCACCGGATGTTAACACGGCACAACAACCTTCGACTTTAATTAACGAACAAGGTCAGGCAATGAACCAACAACAACAAGCCCCCGTGTACGTTGCCGTTACCGAAATACGCGAAGTGAGCAACAACGTTAACGTAGTGGAGAACCTTGCACGATTCTAAACGAACATATCAACACGTAATTTTATTAGTATGCCTAAAAAGAAAAAGTTACCGATTTACGAAATGACCGTAGATCAAAATTCAGAGTCAGGTGTTGAAATGACGGCACTTGTCGACAACCCTGCCGTTGAAATGGACTTTTTGGTATTTGACGAACAAAAGCCTATGCAGTTCAAATACGATGACAAAGAGTGGATTGTAACTGGCGTGGCGATGAGAGCGGACTATCCTATTTATCGTAACGATTCACGCGGTGAGTACTACGTAACATTCAGCAAAGAGACAATAAAGACGATCATCAAAAAGTGGGCTAAGGAAAACCGATTCAACGCGGTTAACAAAATGCACAATGCCCAAGACGTTGCTAACGGTGTTTATCTTATCGAGTCAATCTTCGTGGATAAGAATCGCGGAGTAAATGCACCGGAAGGATTAGACGTAGAGGATGGCTCATGGATTCATTCTTATTACGTTGAGAATCCTGAAATACGTGCAAAGATCGAAGCAGGTGAGTTCAAAGGTTTCAGCGTAGAGGGTATGTTCGGGATGGAATTTGGATCGCATCCTATTGATGACGTAATGAAAGACCTTAACGATACTATTGACCAATTTCTAAACAATTTATAAGTAACGTAATTTTATAAACATGAACATTAACGCTGAATCATTAAAGACTTTCACGGCAAAACTCAAAGAGGCATTTGCTGCGTTCAAACCTGAAGAGGTTGCAACTGAACAAACATTCGGAATGGCTACTTTGCCTGATGGCTCTATCCTTAAGTGGGATGGTGAACCTGCGGTAGGTACGCCTGTTATGGTTGAAACCGCTGAAGGTGATGTACCTGCCGTTGACGGTGAATACACATTAGAGGATATGACTACTATCGTAATCGTTGGTGGTGTTATCGCTGAAATTAAGAAAGTAGAATCAGAGGTTGAAGTTGAAACACCTGAAGCAGCTGCACCCGTTGCACCTGCTGCACCTGCTGAAATGCCGATGGCAAAAGAGGTAATTGAGCGTGTTGAGAAAGTACAAAAGTTTGCAGAAGACGAATTGGTTGCAATCAAAAGCAACATCACCGCAATGAGCGAACAAGTTTCTTTGATGGTGGCACAAAACGAAGAGATCAAAAAGTTCAAAGAGCAATTTAGCGCGTTTCAGTCAAGCGTTACAAAGGCTATCGACGAACTTGGTGATGCACCACAGAACTCTGAGCCTGTACGCAATGAGTTCCGCAATGAAGAAAATCAACAAAGCGTAGAAGAGCGCATTGCAGCTACACGCGCTAAGTTGTTTAACCGATAATCAAAATAATTACTAACTAATAAAAATTACACAAAATGGCATTTGATTTAACAGGGATGACCAATCACGTAACCGACGAAGCGGCAGACCTTCGCTCGATTGCGATTTATTCACCCGTAACAGTTCCTCTTGTTACCGTTGTAGAAGGTATCAAGTATTCCGAGCGTTTAACGTATTTTGACGTTGATCCTCAATTCCAAGCAGACAGCACCTGTGCTACTGTAAACCCTTCAGGAGATTCTGGTAACTTCGACCAAATCACTTTGACAGTTGATAACTTCAAAGTTGAGTTGGATTGGTGTTTCAAAGATCTTGACGCAAAATCACTTCGTCGTTACTTACGCGCTGGTGCTAAGTTAGATGAGAATTCTGCTCCACAGTTGGTATCTGCTATCATGGCGCGTACTGCTGAAAAGATCGCTGCAAACCTTGAGTCTGCTTATTGGCAGTCATCAAAAACACAAGGTGCTGCAACAACTAACTTGAAGCAGTTCAACGGTTTCATTCAGACTATTGAAACTATCGGTGGTTATGTTAACTCAAACACTACTAACGAAACTTCAATCACAACTTCTAACGTAATCACTATCTTCGATAACCACTGGTTGTCAGTTCCTGCCGCAATGAAGCGCAAAGAAGATTTGATCACAGTTTGCGGTGATGATACTTTTGACAAGTTGGTTATCAAAGTGAAAGATTCTAACTTCTTCCACTATTCTGCATCTGCAGCTGACATCGCTGCTCGTCGTATCACTTTACCGGGCACTAACATGGTGATCCAAGCGGTACCGGGATTGAACAGCGACAACACTGGATTGAGCGGTATGCCTGCATTATTCAAGAACCGTATCTTCACTTTCTACAAGTCTAATTTGATCATCGCTACTGACCAAGAGTCTGACAGCACCGATTGGATGACTTGGTATGAGAAGAAGGATGACAAGTTGTACGCGCGTGTTCGCATGAAATTTACAACTGGCGTGTTCTTCCCTCAGCACGTAGTATCTTTCAAGACTGCATAATTTATAACCTGAATGGTAGTAGCCCCGTAAGGCTACTGCCTTTCTTAATAATATAACAAATGGCTTGTAACATTAATCAATCTTTTGCCTTAGACTGCCGCGATAACGTAGGTGGTATTAAGGAAGTAAAGATCAAAACATATTCGAGTGCCTTAATTGGCATTGCGGTTACATCAGGTCAAGCCACATTAAGCGGTCAAGGCTTGACGGGTTGGTATAAGTTGGAATGCGAAGAGGCTACGGCTACAGCATCTGACAATGGTACTACATCACGTGAGAATGGCACTACCATGTATGCTCCAACAGTTAACTACGTGTACAACGGAAAAACAGCTGCATTCTTGAATGAATTGCAGAAATATCACGGTGGTACATTTGAGGTTGCTGTTAAGTATAACAACGGTGCTATCCGCTTATTTGGTTATGAGAACGGTTTGTTCTGTTCTGCATCTGTTGATGAGTCAGGAACAACTTACGGTGATCGTAACGGCTACACTGTTACCTTTACAGGAATGGAAAAGGTGAAAGCACCGCACATCACTAATAACTGGGACGTTTTAGTTTCCGCATAAATTCTGCTCGGGGTTTTGGTTTTCCCCTTGTTTTGGTTTGCCCCGTGAAAGCTATTCACGGGGTTTTTTATTATTATTAAACGAAACGTGATTACGTAATTTTATTATTATGATTCAGGTTACCAAAGGCATCAGTCAAACATTGGTATTTACATTAAAGGAAAAGACTACGTTAACAAGTCCTTACTACTTGTTTTACTGCGTTGGTCAGGGCAAGAACAACATAGTAACGTGGATAGCACAACCTACGTCAAGTGATGATCGTAAGGATCAATTTACTTTTATTGAAGGCACAACGGCATCGTTAAGTGAGCAGATATACAACTACTTTGTGTACGAACAAACAAGTGCGGTTAATACAAATCCAAGCCTTGCGACATCATTAGTAGAGCGCGGACAGATGAAAGTTAACGATGTTAACGAACAGGAATATCAGTTGCCTAATAGCACAACACAATATCACTTCTAATGGAGGAAAATAAAAACATACTTCCCGTAATTAAATGGAATGCTTTTAATAATAGAAAGCGTCCTGAATTTGTGGAAATTAAAAATACGGATATAATCAAGAGCGGTGAGAAAAACGATTTCCCGTATTATCTGACCGATCTATATCGTCGTAGTGCATTACATTCGGCTATCATCAACGCGAAGGTGAATTACATCGCTGGTCGTGGATGGACTTTTGAGCGTAGTGCATACATGAGTGTGGCACAACGTTCTTTGGCTGAGAATCTAATAAAGCAGCCATTTGCGGATATGGATTTGACCGAGTCGACGTTACGATGGACGCGCGACTTTGAGATTCACAATATGTTCGCGGTGTTGGTTAAATGGAGCAAGAATAAGCGCACAGCTACTTTAGAGCATATCGACGTTGCTAACTTACGCACGAATGAAGATACGACCGAGTTCTATTACACGCGCAAATGGTATGTAATGAAGAACGGTAAGCGTATTGAGAATAAAAACTTCGCAGAGGAAAAAGATTATAAAGTTTATCCTGCCTACGATCCTAATGATCGTAATGGTGACCAGATATTTTTCTATTCAGTGTTCCATCCCGATCAGTACGTGTATTCATTGCCTGTTTATTATGGTGGTGTAACATGGATTGAGAATCACATTGCCTATTCAGATTTTCAATACCAAAACATCACAGCATCATTCTCACCGATGATGCAGGTTAAGATTTACGGCAATATCCCTGACGAACAAAAGCAGGACGAAATAACGGACGGCATTACAAAGAATTTCACAAGTCCAGAAGGTAAGCGAATGATTGTTGGCTTTTATCAAAGTCGCGATAGTTCAACGGACGTAGAGGCTATTAATGTACCTGATCAGTCAACGCTTTACAAAGAGGTTGCCGAGCAGTCAGAGTTAAATATATGTTCGGCACACGAATTCCCAAAGTTGTTATTAGGCATTACCACTGCAGGGGCATTAGGGCAGCGTAATGAGTTGGTAGTGATGGAGGAATCTTTCTACAATCGTTATGTGGTAAGCCGTCAGCGTTGTATTGAGTATGTGTTTAATACAATCGCACATGATTTGGGGTTACCTATCAATCTTAAGTTACAGCGCGTTAAATCAGTTGATTGGATGCCGAGCGATACAGCTATCGAGAATGCGTTAGGTGTTGACGGTTTGCGCAAGTACGTGTTATCACGTCTTGGAATGGAGGATTCGCAGTACATGAAGTATAGCAACGTGAAGCCCGATGCAAATTTGCAGCTATTTACAAAGTACGGTGTTGATGCAGCCAAGTATGATGTTGTAAAGTTCCGCGATTTGGAAACCGAGAACGCGGACGAAGTAGAGGTAAGCGAATCGGAGTTTATGACATTTGCAAAGGCAGAAGTTAAGTCATTAGATCGTGTGGTGTTGGACTTGTTGAATAAAGATGCCTTTATGCCATCAGAGGAAATAGCGAAGGTGGCAAAGGTTTCTATTGGTGAAGTAAAAGACACAATCGACCGTTTGCGTGAAGCAGGGCGCATCAAATATAGTCCTGAAAAGATCGCAGGTGATAAGGTTGGAGCGTATGAGTTGACCGAGAAAGGATTGCAGACGTTGGAAGAGAATCCTGCACGAACAGAGCCGTTAAAGGTGATGTATCGTTATGAGTTAGGAGCAAACGCACCTAAGTTAGTAACAGGTGGTAAATCACGTCCATTTTGTGTTGAGTTGATGGATATGAAGCGACTATACAGCCGTGAGGATATAAACGCAATGAGTGTAGAGGAAGGGCG